GTAAACGGTATTGGTAAGATAATCATAAAAAACATCACCGGTATTTGTGCGTTCGTTTGTTACCTTAAATTTTGTTTGTTCAATACCGCGAATGTTTGCGGTTTGCGAATAAGTCAAATGGATAATAACAAACGCGGTGTTCGTCATTAACTTAGTGGTGTTCCACTTATAAACAAGATTGCTATTACTCATAACGCTAATTGCGTTTTGAGAAGAATTTGTTGGTGAATATGAACCGTTGTTGTAAAAAAAGAATTGAATCCTTCCATCAACCGTTGTATCAACAATGCCGGATGATTCATCAAGCAATGATGCAACCGTAAACCCATCGGATTTAAAGTTTACTTTTTTGCCGCCCCAATAAGCATTGCCAAAAGTTATTACATCGTTGCCGTTATCTGTAACTTCGGCAATTGCCAACACATAATACAATTCTTGATTATTTTGGCTAATGCTTAGATCAATAATTGTTCCGCCCAACCATGCTTCGCCATACACAACCGGCAATTTGTTATCGGTTGCGGGTGGTACTTGCAAGCGGTTGCCAAGATCAGGGGATGAACCCGAACCAAATTCACCATTACCGGCGGATTGATTTGGGCTAAAAAATGCTTTGCTTATGATTGCGGAAATTACCATGTTGATTGCAAAGGCAGTTGCAACACCAATGGCAGTTGCGGCAAACGCCGCGCCCGCAAGATAAGTAACAATAATTGAACCCGCCGCATACGAAGGGGCGGCGAACACAAGCAAAGTTGCGGCAAGGGCTAGTTTATTGAATCCAATTTTCATCTTTTTTTCTGAACCCGTACTTTTCGTATTTTAAATTTGGGCTTACATCCAACTTCGTCATTGTGAAGTATTTTATACGCCCCTGTTCTTTTAATTGTCTGCCATACGCAATGTAACTTGCAAACAATCGAAATCCTATTGTTGTGTTTCTTTGTTCCGGGCGCACATACCACGCCAATTCGTGCAACGCAAAAGTTTTGTTACACCAAATTGTAGGAAGTACGATTGCCATCAACAACCCTTTACCTTCTTCCAAAAATATTACGCCCTGCCCTGCAAAAATACCATCAAGCATGGTATTCCAATATTCTTCATTATCTACTTTTAACAACTCCGGAAAGTCTGCTTCCGCACGAAATTGTTTCATCATTTCGATAATTTCTTTTTTGTCGTATTTTGTGGCTTGTCTAATCATTAACTGTTGGGTTCTGCACCCTTGCCAAAGAAATAATTGATGGTTGATACAAATGCAACGCGGTTCATGCTTGTATCGCCATCGTTAAAAAACTGCCATGAATTATTATTTGTGTACCTTCCGGCGGTTCGGTTTTTAAGAATAAGTTGGATTGATGATGCGGAAACAGTAATTACGCCAACAAATTGCCGGGCTTCTTCCATCCATTGTTCGTTAATGCTGAATGAATTTACATATCCATTAAAGAATTGATATAAACCACCCGTACCGCCGCTTGTAATTAACGCACCATTGGTATTGAAAAAACCATGCCACGCTTCAATTTGTGCGCCCTTAACTTCTTGCCCCAAAACCCAACCCAACATTGCCGTATCAATTCCAACCAATGTAAATGTTGTTTCATTGGCAGTTGATTTAATATCCCGTTGCGCTTCGCCAACCCGCATAAGTTGACCAACGGCATTAAAAGGTTGCGGATCAACGGCGGGAATTGTTAAGGCACTTGGCGTTGTTGCAAATCTGTATGTTGCCGATGGCGTTGTAACGCGAACAAAATCGGCGTAACGAATGTTGTTTGTGTTATCAACGGGCGCAATTATGTTCATAACACACTTTCAAACGCGTTAAAAGAACCCGACCAACTAATAAACGAATCATTGGTGATTGGCATTAGTGTATATGTTGGGTACTCTCGCAATATTACCGGGAATGTAACGCCAATATATGAATCGCCGCCCAATGATACGGTTGTTCCATACTGACCAATAACCGCACCAACCGGGCTTGTTAATGTCGTGATTAAATTTCGGTGTACGGGAATGTTAACAGTTGAACCGGAACCACGAACAACATCATTCGTTGCAATGTAAGTGTAACGCCCAACTTGGCAAAAATCCCCGGCGCGAACAATGTATTCACCTGCGCCCATTGTTGGCAATGATCCCAAAACCAATGTTTTGTTTGCGCTTGCGGTTTGCCATGCACACGCATCAATTTCGCCGGAATTCATATCCCCTTGGTACTCAATGTAATTGATCCAACCCGTTGCGCCAAAGTTTAAGTATTGTTCAAGTGCTTTATCAGGGATACGCAAAGAATTAAGCAAGCCGCGATTTTGACTGTAATATAAATATTGCATCGGCTTCATTTCAAAAGCAAATGGAACAACGGTCATAATTTCCGAAGTGCTAATTCGTTGATTGCGGCTAATCATTTGACCAACAAACCGTTGATCGTTGATTCCAACGCTTTCGCTTATTGCTAGTATTTGGTTCAAACTCATTTAATCACCTGCTTGCGGGTAGGCTTCGGCTTGCCGAAAAGTTGGCGGCATACACCGCATCTTTGTTTTTTGCCAAGAATTGCGCCGCCGATTGCGTATCAATTGCTTGCATATTTTGAATTACGGTTCCGTTGTAAACCACTTGCGGTTGTCCACCCATAACATTTGAAAGTTGTTGGTTTGGAATTACTGTCCCGCCTTGGCGATTTGGAATAAACAATTCGGGGCCATTTTCGCCAACCATTGTTGGTACATTGGTGAACCCGCCGCCCGCCTTGCCCGGTACTGTTGCGCCCGATCCCGGAAAAAAGAAATTCATCCCCATTTTAAAAAGTTGCATGGCTTGCATTTTTAATTGGATGGCAATCAAATCTTGAATGATTGATTTTGCAAAATCTTTGAACGAAAACTTACCGGTTCGAACAAACGCATCAATCGCGGAATTCATGTTTGATACAACCGCGTTGAACGATTCGCCGCCAACGCGGGCATAATTTTCAGCATCTTCCGAAAACTGCCGGAACGCCTGATTCCAACCTTCCGCAAATGATTGTTGGCGGGCGCGTTCACCCTCAATGTTAGCAATACGAATTTCGGATAACTTCTTTTCCGCCTCAATCATGCCTTCAATGGCATTTTTTTCATCAACATATTTGGATTGAAATTTATTGCCACCGGCGGCATCTAATGCTTGCCGTTTCTTTTGATCTAATTCCAATAATTTTTCTTCAAGTTTCAATCGTTCTTGTGCAATTTGGAAATCAAAGCCCGTCATTTTGTAACGGTTGCCATCTAATTCGGCGCGCTTTTGCGAATAAACTTCCATTTCTGCCGCGAATTGAACTTGTTGCATCATCAATTCTGCTTCGCGATCTCTTTGCGCGTTAATAAATGTACGATCTGCTTTTTCTTTTTGTGTTGCGGCATCAATTTTTAATTGATATTCTGATTGAATCAATCCGCGTTGTGCTTCGCTTAAATTGGATTTGTTAAGGGCTTGCGCTTTTTCGTTTGCCGCTTTTGCAATATCTTCTTCATACTTCAATTGAACTTCGGCTAATTCCATGCCATATTTATCTTCCCGAAGGCTTGCTAATTTGTATTCACTTCGGCGGCGTTCAATATCCATCAATTCCTTTGCCAATTTAATCTTGGCTTGCCCTGCCGCAATTTCCCTTCGCCCGCTTGAATCGCCGTTTGATGCCGGGGCGTTTCCACTTGGTGTACCGGTTGGTGCTTCGCCTTCATTTTCGGCTTCATCGGCTTCGGCTTCAAAGGCTTTTTTTGCGCCAAAGTAAGCCGCCAAACCTGCGCCCGCCATTGCAATACCTTTAACGCCGCCCGCCGAACTAATTGCAATCCCAAGGCTTGCGGTTGTACGCAATGCCACATTCAAGGCTTTGAAGGCGGCAACCAAACGGAACATACCGTTAACAACGCCAACGGCAGTAAGTGCCACCATTGCCGCTTTAAAGGTTTCTACATTCACCAATGCCTTGCCATCCGCACCGCTAAATGGCGCAAGCAAATCCGCAATGGCAAGTTTTAAATTTTTGTATGTTGCATCAATTGAATCGCCAAGATCGGCAAGGCGTTTAAGGGATTCTTCTTGTTGTTTAAATTTAGCGGAAGATTCTCCAAGTGCTTGTGAAATTTCTTCAACGGATTTTCCCAACCCGCCTTTACCAAGAATTTCTCTAACCGCTTTGATTCGTTCGTAAGTGTTGCCAATGTTGGCAAGCCCTTCATACACCCGGCGTATGGATTGTTCGGGTGTCATGCTTTTTAATTCAGCAAATGAAATGCCCAATTGTTCAAATGTTGCAATTGCGGATTCGTTACCATCTTGCGCTTCGGCAATCTTGGTAAACATCGTACCCATAATCTTACCGGCATCTTCGGTTTTCCCGCCCGCCGCAACAATCGCGGCTTGGAATTGCAAAACCTTGGAAATGCTTACATCATAAGATTTTGCAAGGTCATCAATTTGACCGGCAAAGTTAATGGTTGCAGTAGTTAATGCACCAACACCGGCAAGGGATAAACCCATTGCGCCGCCAACGGCATTAAATGTATTTTTAAGGTTCTTTAGATCAATACCAAGCCCATTGAAGGAATTTTGCAAATCCTTGGCTTGTTTCTTGGCTTGCGCGGTTGCCTTGTCCCATTCAACCGTTACCAAGCCCAACTTAACCGATAGTGATCCAATAACCGCCATGATCTATGCCCTTGCTTTCGTTAATTCTTGTATTTTCTGCCAAATCGCCCAACCAAGGCGGCTTTGTACGCGGTCAATATTCATTTCCAAGGCGGGGCGCATGAACGGCTTGCCACTTGTGCGGGCGTTACCAAATTCTTGCGATACCGGAACCGGGCGTTTGTTTGAATAAACCGTTTGCAGTTTACCGCGCTTGTTGACAATAAAATTTTGTACGGAATCATCACGAAGGGAACTTGCCGTTACGCGGGCAATATACATTTCACCGTTGTAAGATTGGCTTCCCTTGTCCCGCGCTTGGGGTTTGTGAACCCGCATATAAATTCGGCTTGCCATTTGCCCACTATCTTTAGGGGCAAACGATTTGGCATCTTGAAGTACGGGTTCCATTGCGTAAGTCATTGCATTACGCCAAATGCGATCCGTTTTGCCTTTTCCGATTTCTTCGGAAAGTGCATCCATTCTTTTAAACAATTCTTCAAACCCGGAAGTGGAAAATTCAGCCGCCATGCTTGAACCTTTCTTGTTTGAATCCTTTGGCTTGCGCCATGTATCCAAGCAAATTGGTGCTTACCTGTTCTTCGGGTTTGGGTTCGTGATCCGGGTTCTTGAAGTAATCATTAACCCAAGGGAATATGGATTCGGTTTTGTACGGGGTTTGCCCTTCCGCGCGGAAGTAATTGAAGATGGCGGCGGTAACCGGTGCTAGTGCATCGTATATACCTTTGTTGCCAAGCATCCCTTCTGCATACATAACTTGAATATCCCCAAATAATTCTTCATCAATTGAATCAATGTATTGTGTTGTATGTCCGTTAAACACCATCGCCGCAACTACTTGGCGGCGTAGGCTACGCCTTAATTTTTTTTTACTGTCTTGTAATCCGGGCGAATTGCCCCTTCAATTGTTTCCAAAATTACCTTTACCGCAAATTCGGGGAACTCTGCGGTAATTTCATCGTAAGTTTCGGTGATCGCATCCCCGGTTTCCGAAACTAACAAATGGAAATATTCTTCAACTCTAGTTTCTTCGATTGCGGCAAAATTTGCAACCTGTCTTACTGATTTGCCATCAATAATCAAATCATCGCCAACAATCTTGATTGTTTCCTTGCCTTCGTTAATCGCCTTCAAAAAATCTTCGCCACCTTCTTCGATGGTTTTTTTGATAGGCGCGGCAAAGCGTTCAAAAATCTTTTCAACGCGTTCTTCGTTTGGCGAAATAATGCGGGCGGTCATTTCTTCCATTTCGGATTTCAATGGAACCCGAACCCGCAGGTTAAATTTCACATCGCCAAGATCAACGGTAATGGTTTTTAGATTGGCAACCGCTTTAACCTGTTCATACGATTTGCCAAGTTTGTTTGATAGTGCCATGTTATTCCCCTTTTACCAATTTGTTGTAAATCGCATTGTTCAGATTGAACGCGTAATCGGCAACTTCTTGGGGGGATAATTTATCGGCGTGTACCTTAGCAATCTCATAAGCAATATGGATTCCCGCAAGGCGTTGTTGGTGAAACCCAAACCAATTCTTTGCGCCGGAATTGGCTTGGGATACCAAATAATTCAACAATGCTTCCGAATCATTCGAAAGTTGTTTTGGGATTGTTGTTTGTGTAGTGTTGTTATCTGTCATATTTTATAAACCCCCGAAGGGGCGTTGGTTAACTGTTAGACCAACCGTAAGCGTTGCCGCCGGTTGGGTGTAGGGTGAAAATAAACTTCGATTCCGCGCCGGGGCTTAAATCCCATTGCAAGCCACCAACGCGGGCGTTGAAAGCGTAAGCAACGGTATCCGTACCATCATAAGCCGCAACAACATAAGTACGAATGATCGTACCGTTGTAACCGTCATCGCGAATAAGCAATTGTGCGGGATCGGCAGGGTTCCACGCGGCGGTAATCGTCATGGAAGTAACTTGGTTTTGCGTTGTGATCTTTGCGCCGGTTCTTGCACCTGCAATACTGAAAGCCGCAAACGCATCATCCGCACCAAACGCCGGGATTGCTTCAACCGGAACTTGGATACCGCCTGTACCAACGCCACCGGCGGAAGTACCAACAATATCTTCAACTTCCGAAGCCCAAACGGAAAGGTTTGCATCGGTAAATGCGGTTGGATTTGCGCCCGATTGACACCAAAGGGTTGCCACATAACCGGGTAGGATTTTGTTAATAAGTGCCATTTGAATATTCCTTTTTCAAAAGTTGTTGAACAAAAAATCGTGTCATGTTGGAATATCTAAGGTGCAATCCAAAACAATTTGGTTTAACCCCAATTCATTGTCGTATGTATTGTAAAGCCAATGCACATCGCATTTCGCAACAAAAAAGCCGCCTACGCCGCCAAATTGCCCCGAATATCCATGCAATGATTGTAATATGGTGTTGGAAATATTAAAAGCATCTTGCATGGATTGTGCAAAAAGGTTCACTTGGAATATGGGGCGATCAATACCCTTGTTCGATTGGGTTTGCCCTGTATAAACATCTTGGTGAACATTCCGCAAATTCCAAGTAATGAACTTGGGTTGCGTTGCGTAATTTCGGTTAAAACTTGCATAAACGGGAACCGGCGAAACCACGCTTGAAAGTTGCGCTTGGATCGCCTGACCATACAATACCGGGTTATTTTGGTTTGCCATGTTTTATACCGGGGTTGTTGGATCGTTACGGTAACAAGTAAAGGTAACAAACTGCCGATCATTGGTTTCCCGGCAATCTGAAATACGCCAATCTTTGCCACGCCAAAAGAACGAATATTGATTTTGGTCATCAACAATCGTTTTCATGTTCGGGGTGTAATTGAACATGAATTGCACCAAGTCCGAATACAACCGATACCGTTCCGAAATCAAAAGGGTGTTCGATACATCGTTAACAAGGGCGCGGCTTTCGAACCATTCAGTTAATGCGGTTGTGTATTCCCCAAGGCTATTAACCCCGTTGGTTACATTCCGCACTTTGACATTTTCATACCGCTTGATTGTCATTACATCACCAATGGTTTGTAAGGGCGCAAAAGCATTGTTACGCCAAATGGAATTTCGGCTTTCATTTGCACCGAATCGCCAACCGTTGAACGCGAATTGTACAAATGGGTAAGCAACATCAAGCCCGCTTGTTTAACAACCGGGTATTGCGCCGCAAAACTTGAATTGACCGTATAGGTAACCTCAACCGGATTGGCGATATTCTGCGCCAATGGGCTTGGCATCCCCGCCGTTACAACCACGCGGTTGCCGGTAGGATCGTAATAATAATTGGTTGCCGCCAACTTGGTTTTAACCGCGTTGTTTTGCCCGGTGTAGTAATCAACCGAATTGATCGTAACCGCAGGGGTTGCCCCTTGGTAGGTTGCGCCAACTTCCGGCAAATCCAAGTAAACCGCCGTACCTGTCAAACCCGGATCACCGTAGTAACAACGGTATTGGGTTGAAAAAATGGCAAACCCAAGGAAATCTTCGATTGCCATACGGGTTGCCAATTCAAGGCTTTCAAGGTACGAATCTTGGGATTCATCTTGGAACAAGTTAAGTTGTTGCGTGATTTCATCAAGCGTTAACCAACCGGTTGCAATGTCGCGGTTAATCTGTTCAACCTTTTGATAGTTGAACGGATTGCGCGTACCCGAATAATATGGCGCAAGGGTTAGATTCTCAATCGCCATGATTTACCCCTTAAACACCAACCAAACGAACACCCGCGAAAACATCAAGGATCGTGCTACAAACGCGTTTTTCTGCGAATAGGTACACGAAGCCCGGCGCAGTCTGATCGAAGCGTTTGATACTCATTTGATCGCTATCAGCAATGGTTACGAAGCGTTCGAAGTTGGCAAGGTAAACCGGGAACTTGCCCGCACCAGCAACATCCATGTACGGGTTAGGGATTACCCTATGCCCGAAGATATAAATTACCGCGCCGCCATCATCATCACCAACTTCAATAAAGTTGTTTGCGGTTGTGCTTGCCTTCAATTTACGCAACGCGCCGATGGTGGTTGGGTGCATCATCCAACAAGTTTCGGGCTTGTACAAATATTGTGGGGGCAATGCCGCCATTAGGTTTGCAAGATCGTCATAAACAACCGCGCTTGCGCTTGCTTGTGCAACCTGCAATACCGTATGAATACCGTTAGTAATCGCGCTACCGTTCGAACCGAACGCCGCCGCGCTTGTACTGCCGGGGTATGAATTAAGACCACGCAAGCCGCTTGTTGCGCCGTATGCGGCGGTTGTGCTTCCTGATTGGTCATTGTTAAACATCATCGAATTGGCTTCGTTTTGTGAAAACTCCAAAGCCAAATCCATAACAACCGTTTCTTCAAGGTTATCAATATCGGCAAGAATCGCGGTACGGATAGGAAGTACGGCGTTTACATCGCGAATCGGCAGTTGCCAAAATGCGGTTGCCTGATTTGGTGAACCTTCATTGGTGTTAACTGCGTAACCCCAAGGATTTGTGGTATCGGATGAATTACCCGTTTTAACCACGAACGCTTGATCGGAACCAATCGTTGTAATTTGTCGGCTACACATACGGAACGGATTAGCGTAACGAAGGGATGCAAAGGCATCATCGTAAATTACGCGCCCGCCAACATCTGAACCCGAACCCGTAATTGCACTTGCTTCACGCAAATTTACGGTGGATTGACCTTCAACAAGGGCTTCTTTGATGCCCTGATAAATTGCGCTATTGTCCATTTTCCTTAATTCCTTTTCTGCCCATGTTTTACCCGGATCACCGCCCCATAAAGCCCATGCAATGCGACCCGCACTTGGGTAACCTTCATCGCCGGAACTCCAACCTTTACCTTGCTTGTCAACTTCATGCCTTGCAAAGTAACTTACCATTCTTGCAATCGTTGCGCGGGGCAAATCCCTGCCATTCACAATATCACGCGCCCTTGCAACTCCAATTTCTGTACCGCCCCTTCCAAATTCTTTACGCCAATCCAAACCCCTACGGGCTTCGGCTTTCATTGAATCGGTTGGTTTTGGCATTTATTTTTTCCTGTTTATTCAAGAAGGGGGGCAAAGCCCCCCATCCTTTTTACAACAATTACGCGCCCGTTGCAGTAGAACGGTAACGGATGATGCTAAATGGATCAACAACGCTTGATGCCAAACGCTTTTCACCGAAGAAGGTGATGAAGCCCGGCGCGGTTTGATCGTAACGGCGTAGAACCATGTTCAAACGATCCACGATAGTATGACCACGCGTGAAATCGCCGAAGTACATTGGGTAAACGCTTGTTGTACCTGCTGAACCTGCCGGTGCAATTGGGCTATCAACATAGTTGTTTACAACTACATCGTAACCAAGCAACTTACCAACAATACCATCGGTAACCAATGGGGACATTCTTTCGAATACCGGTGTACCGTTATCGTCAACCAAACCACGAATACCGGCAAGCATTAGTGGGCTAATCATCCACTTGTTGCCATTGTTCCAATATTGTTGTGGCAAGGTGTAAAGGAAGTTAATCAAATCTTTATATTGAACTTCGTTTACTGCGGCGTTACCGTTGGTTGTGATTTGGTCATAAGTTGCAAGGCTATGCAAGCCCGCAGTTGCGCCCGTACCACTTGTACCAAACGCGGCAACACTTGAAGTGCCACCGGCGTAAGAACTGTTTGCACCCGGATAAGCATCCAAACCACGCAAACCGTTTGTGCCGCCTGTTGCGGTTGTAGTTGTACCTGATTGATCGTTGTTGATAATCATTGATGCGCCTTCGGCTTGCGAAAACTCAACCAACATATCATCAACCACATTGGCTTCCAAGCCATCAATATCATCCAAAGCGGCGGTACGGATTGGGAACTGCACATTCAAATCTTGCAAAGTCAATTGCCAAATGTTTGTGTTTTCAGTAGTTGCCGAACCGTTGTTTTGGATTGCATAACCCCAAGCCGCGCCCGCGTTGCCTGTCTTAGCGCGGAACTGATAAGTTGCGCCATCGGTTGATACATTGCGTGATAGACCGCGCATTGGGTTTGCCAAACGCAAAGCATGGAACACCGGATCGTACGCAGTACGACCACCAACGCCCGCGCCGGAACCTGTAAGTGCGCTTGCTTCACGAAGGTATGCATCGTGTTGATCTACGCTTTCCCACAATTTAATTTCTTTTTCAACGCGTGAATTCTTGGTGAAATCGCGCAGTTGTTCGCGAACCATGCGATTAACATCGGCGCGAATAGATTTTGCAGGTGCTTGAATAATTGAAGGTGCTTTAACTTCCGCAACCTTGGCTTCAAGGGCGGCAAATTTTTCTTCAATTTCGGTTTTTACTGCTTGTACTGCTTCGGCAACCTTGGCTTCTTGTTTCGCTTCGATTGCATCCAATTTTTCGAATACTTTTTCCATTTTGCATTTTCCTTTATTAAATGCGTTTTGAAAGTGCCTTTTCTAATTCACGCATTTCGAACGCATGAAGAAGTTGGGCTTCTTGATCCACCGCATCCGCTTCACGCGAAGTTGGGGTTTCCTGAATAACAACCGGATCGGCATCACGCCCTTCCAATAGTTTTTTCAGAATTGAAGATGCGGTGGTTGCATCTTTTCGGGAAAGTCCTGCTTCACGCAAAACTTTTTCGATTACGCGCGGATTTGGATGCCCTTCAATATCGAAGGCTTCCAACTTATGAATTTCCGCATTGGGACTGTTTGGGTACATTACAACGGAAACTTCGCGCAAACCACCCTTGGTGATTTGGAAATAAGATTCGGTATCATCATCGCCCATCATTACGGGATTGCCTTCGGCATCCACATAACACGCTTCATCGGCATACGCGCCAACGGAAACGCCGCCAAATAGATTTGGGGATTCTTTTAAAACATTGTACAAATCCATGCCCGCGCTAGTGTTCATAAACAACTTGCCTTTAGCGGTCATGCCTTCTTTATCAAAATCAAATTCGTACCATTCGCCAACCGGCATACCCATATCGTTATGGTTCAAGAACATAGGCAAAGGCTTACCCGCTTCGCGGAACTGCATTGCCCAATCCATAAAACCTTCGGGTTGGTAGTTAAATTTACGACCATCCGCACCTTCGCGCGCGCCCCAAGTGGTAACGCGGGCTTCCATCAAGCCGCTAGGATTTTCGGATTCGTTTTCGTTTGCGCCCAAATTCACTTTGGCTTCGCAAATCAGCATCAAGTTTTTCATGTATCACCCCATGTTGAATAGATTGGTTATCGTCTTGTATCTTGTGGGGCATTTCGCTTTTATTAGGCAGTTTAACATTTGGTTTCCGTATTTGGGAAGCCATTGTTGCCATTATTTTATGTATAAATGATTTCATTTACCAATATTCGCGCGAAGGGTTTGATTCCCGCCGCCGCCCCCTGTATCTTGTGGGCTTGATCCCGGTACGGGTTCAAACGCCGTTGGTTCGATTTTAATCACATCGCCGTTTTCAATTTTAGGCATATTCAAGTATTCGCGGGCTTCGTTCACCGTCATAATTCCCGCGTTTACTGCGCTATTAACAAAGTTAACTTGATCCAATACCGCGCCCTTCAAGAATTCCTTGGTATCAAATCGAACGCAAAGATTTGGATAACCGCGCAACAAATGTTGATTTAATTTTTGTTCAACATTGATAACCATTGGATACATGGTTGTTTTATAAAATTCATCCAATTGCGTTTGGGTGTTGTTATATTTGGAATCGCCAATACCAAGCATTGCCGCCGGTACGCCAAACAAACCGCAAATACGCTTCATGGTTTGCATTTTCAATTGGGCGGCTTCGGCATCTTGAAGCGTTAACATATCAATCGGGGTGTATTTCATGCCCTGATCTAACAACATACCTTGTCCGGGCTTGCTTAAATCTTGATTGCGGGAACCAAGCATACTTGTCCACGCTTCTTTAAGGCGGGAAGCAATTTCCTTGTATTTGGCATCCGGAATCACTTGATCGGTTGTAAACATACCGGAAGGTTTCGCGCCGTTTTGCATAATGTAATTGGCGTACATATCAATATCTTGATCCAAACCAACCAATTCGGCGGCAAGAATACCTTTATTGAAACCGGAAGAACCTTGCCAAGCGGCTTCCTTAATATGCATCACTTGGAAATATTCAAGCGGTTCTTCTTTTGAAAAGCCATACGAAGGGGTTGAAAGTCTGTAATACGGATACCGCGTATCGGAAATGCCAACCGTAATAAGGGTTGAATCCAAGTTGTACATTTCGTACGGCGTTTGCAATTGATCCTTTTGCTTTTCGCGCCACCAAAGCGTAAACGATTCGCCGGTCAAATCCTGCCACATACACCATTGATACCAAAATTCGTATGCGGATTGGAAGTTGTTTGGTTGGTATAGCAAATTCAAAACTTGCTTGGCTTTTGCCTTGTCGCGGGTGCTTGTCTTATCGGATTGCAGGGCATCAACAAAAGTGCCATCATCCATTTTAAGCATGATGCGTTTTGGCAGTTGCGCCAACGCCCTTGCCTTCACGCCAACGCAAGCCATGATGGTTGAATTGCGCGTAAGCATGGAAAGATCAACTTGCCGCCCCGCAACCGTTTGGCTTGAAGTGGTTACATAAAGTAATTGTTGGGCGGTTTTACCTTGTTGGGTAGTGCCATAAATTACTTGGTTACCAAGTTGGGTTTGCCCAAGAACCGTATTTGATTCGTTTTGGGTTGCGTTTGTGCGCTTGAAAATGTCCAAAATTCCCATGATTTGCCCCCGTAGTTATACGAATATTACATTAAAACGCACGAAATCCCCAACTATTTGATAGTGATGGATTATCCAACGCGCAATGCATAGCAATAATCATTGCAATTATTCCATCAACTTTCGCCGATTTATCGGCTTCGTTCTTACGAACCTTGATGTTTCCGTTCACATCTTCGTAAACTTCGCAATTTCCAAGTTGCCAACCAACAAACGGATTGCCGTTGTGCTTAATCTGTTTTTGAAAAATCAAGCGTTCAACCTGCTTGGATGGATTGTTAAGAACCGCCATCCCTTGCCCAACCTTCTTAACCGGCAACCCGGCTTCGTGCAATCGTGCCACCAAGGATGCCGCATTGTACGCATCGTATCCAATTTCCTTTACGCTTCCCAATTCCCCGGCGCGGCGAATAATGTAATCGGAAATTTCCCGATCATCCATCACATTGCCGGGCGTTAACTTTAAGATTCCCGAATCAACGGCAACCCGAAATATATCTTGGTAGTGTTTAGGAACA